GGTACAAATTCTTTATCCAACTCTATCTTAACCAGATTTCCTCGCAAACCATCCATTTGTCTTTGCAAATCTTTCTTTTTGGTTTCCATATCAGTTGGAGTATTTCTACTCAACTTCTTAGTCTTTTGCGCCCTATTTTTGTCCGAACTCTTTTTTTTTGATGATTCCTCTACATTATCCATGGTAGCAAGTTCGCGGTCAAGAATACTAATTTCCTGTCGCAATAAATCATTTGAATAAATAGCCTTCATTATTACATCTAAAACAGCTGCGGGAATAGATGCTAATTTTAGACAAAATTTGCCAATTTTTTCCACATCTTGTGCCATATAAATCGTTGGTCCATCTGTTAAGGTGTATGCATCAGCTGTAGTTAACTTAATAGTTGATTCATATACAGTACTTCGTTTCTTTTGGAAATGATCATACACTTTCGGGTAATTCTCTTTTAAAGATAATAACAATTTCAAATAATATTGTTTAATACTAATAACATTTATATCCGTAATTGCTTCAAAATAACTATTAATTTTATATCTATCTTTAAGATCAACATGTTTATTAACATACATTATAAAACGTGTAACTTCTTTTAGATCAAAATGTCTTAGTAGTGTCTGATAATTTTTAATATGTTTAATGGATTTTTTGAGAGTTGAAAAGTCTTCATAAACCAAATGAGGAAGAATTGCAAAACCATTTGGGTCCAAAATAGGAATGGTTTTTGCACAGTCATGGCTTAGAACACTATCTACATTTGTTGCATTGAATTTACTTACAAAACTTTGAATACACGGTGCAATATCTTCCTGTTTTGGCAATGTTGCAGATGATAATATTATATTCGGGATTAAATTTTCCTGCCAATTTTTTCTTAGTATTTCGTGGTATTCGTGTTCCTTATAATCCAAAGTAATAGTTGGCTCATCCCAATACCAAGTCAATTCATCAGGAGCATTGAATGCTAACATATATCTCATAGCAGGCAAATAGGATTGAATATCCGAAATTATAATTTGAACATTATCGCCCACACTATTATCAACGCGGAAAATACCCCCAGTACGTCTATTTTTAACAAAATCTTTTGCTGCGAAATAATGCAATCTAATACCAGCTGGGTCTTGACAACCAAACGCAACCGCAATCTTAATATTCAATGCTATACAAGATTTTGCCAATTGCAAACCAACATGCTTTGCCGCGCATACAAATATGATTCTTCGTTTTTTTGGTACAGCTTTTAATTCATCTTTTAATTTGTTAATTTTACTTTTTATCGTCTTCGCTTTATCAGGATCAGATTGGCCTATCATAAAGGATAATTCCAGTATTTTTTCATTTAAATTTTTCTTGTTTCTATCTACATCAGGATCATGTGGAGATACTAAACCTATGGGAGTTAATGTTTTGCCTGTTCCTGTTGGGGCTTGGTATAAATATAATTTCGGTCCAGGAACTTTACACAATGTCAATATACGTTTTTGGTGTTCATATAATTTTATATCACGATACTTATGAACATCTTTATTTTGCTCAATAAGTTCATATGCATATTTAATTAATTGTTCTTTTTTAATTTGCGATTTAAAATGACGAAGAACAAAATGTATCAATTCTACTACCTGCGGATTTACATTACGAATTTCATACTTCAAGATCTGACCAAGAGTATAGTATGAATAATATGCATTCTTATCATCCGGTGATTTTTTATTAGACTTAAAGAAATGTTTTAATATTGCTAACAAAACAAATTCCACAATCTGTTCATGCATCGAATCTATTTTTTTATCCACATTAGCTATTCGGATTAATTCGCGTTTTTTCAAGGATTTCATTTTCTTCTGCTTTTTCTTCTTTGTTGACAATATCCCAGTTAAATATTTTTTTTTAAGGACATCTATATCTTTTTTAAAATACTTTTCATAGAAATATTCATGATGCATCTCTTTATTCTCTGAAATTTTAATAAAATTTATTAAACTTTGAGTATCATTAAATAGGATATTAATATTATCATATCCATCACGAATCATCTCCAAAATTCGTTGTTCCTCTTTCGAAACAGGCCTTTCTAAGGCATCCCATTCTTCTGCGCTAAGTTTTTGTTGGCTTAAGTCCATATATATCTAGGTTATGTATGATATTAAACAATCGATATCTTTCTAATCAATTTTTTATAAGATTATCTTACTAAATTGAAACAACTTAAATTATTAATATTTAGTTATACAAAATGGTACACATATTTAGCATCGAAGGCAATATAGGATCTGGAAAATCGACATTAGTTAAAATTCTCAGTGAAAAATTACATCATATAGCTCATACACCAGTTATCTATGTTCAAGAGCCCGTATCTGAATGGAATAATATTAAAGATCATAATGGGAAGACGATATTAGAAAAATTTTATGCAGATCAACACAAGTACGCTTTTTCGTTTCAAATGATGGCATATATTTCAAGATTAGCACTATTAAAACGAGTCATTAAAGAGAATCCAAATGCTATTTTAATTACAGAGCGTTCCGTCTTTACAGATAAAGAAGTATTCGCAAAAATGTTATATGACGAAGGTAAAATAGAGGAAGTTAACTATCAAATATATTTGCAATGGTTTAATGAATTCATTGAAGATATACCTATAACTGGTTTAATTTATATGAATACCACGCCTGAAAAAAGTGAAGAACGAGTTAATATTAGAGCCCGTTCTGGAGAAAATATACCCTTGGAATATTTAAAACGGTGTCATGAATATCATACTAAATGGATTAATAATTTTAAAAAACCAGTATCTCTTTTCGATGGTAACATTGATTTTATAGATTCGCTTGAGATAAATTCATTAAATAAAATTAGTAGTTTCATATTGAAACACATTAAGCCAAAAACAATTTATGTTACTGATCAATATATGTACACCAAGTGTACGTCCTAATCTAATCTATATTTTCCAATAATAATCTGTTTTGCAAAACAGACTCTGCTCTATATTTTAGTATATCTAATTCATCACTTGTTGTAGGAAATTCATCTTTTCCGTAAATATCCTGCAATAACAACCACTCAAATAAGCCACCCGTGTATACAAACACAGAGCCACACCCTAATGTTAATAATTGTTCATATTTTTTAAAAATACTTTCATCATTTGCATTTTTACCATAAATAATTATGTGAATATTATTATTTAAATGCTTGTTAATAATAGCCTCTTCATCTTTTATGGCAATTGTGCCTGGTATCAAACAATTTTGTTCTGTAATAGTTAATGTATTGATTAAGATGTAGTTCCTTTTTTTATGCTTAATTACAAATTGTATATCTTCAAATCCTACTTTTCTGATTGACATTTTATTTCCCATAAAAAAGTTTATTATAAAAGTAATTGATTTTGTCTTTATTATTTTATCTAATTACTGTTCTTGATATATTGAGCTTTCCACACCGGAAATCCTTCTTTTGCAATTGCTTGCATATTTCGCATTGAATACGCAAAACTTACCCCGCTATGTGGATTATCAAGAATTCCTTCATCATTCTGTAAGTTTTCTGAAATTTTATTAATATTCGGATGATTCCACCAACTATATCCTGTATCTTCAGGGGGACTTTCAATTCTAAACCAATCCCACAACTCCAATCTAGTTACAGTTGCGGCCATCAATCGTAACTCTTTACTAAAATAATCAGTAGGCCAAGCTTCTTGATTCAGTGGTATTATGCTGATCGCCCCATCTGATCTGGTATCTACATCTGCGTTGGTCAGTGTCGTACTCATATTCGCTATTTATTACTTATTGTTTAAAGTAATAACACTATTCAATTTAATCAAATTTCACTACTATTTTAACCTCTTCTTTACGAATGCTTTTTGTGGCTGAACAGGATAATTCTTGTCTTTTCTTTCTTGTTTTTATTTTTTTTTTAACAACACGGTTTTTAGAAGTGGAATTCCGTCTGTTCATATCCTTTTCTATTTCGTCTAAATGATCTCTTATATAATCCAAAATCTTATTCTCTAGTGCCCATTTGAAGAAATTTAGTTGACCAATAGTCGTCTGAATATGCATTTCATTTTTATAAGGGATAACGATTCTATCCCAACGACAAAATGGATCAAATCGTTTTTTAGAATACGCTTTTAATTTTAATTTATAATCAATATAAACTTTAAATCTTTTGATTCGACCGTTTTTTTCTTTCAAATCGTATCCAATAAATTTAGCTTTTGCATAATTTGTTACGAACCAATCTATTAATCTTAAAGATTCCCTAGAATGACCGTTAATTATCGATAAAATTTTACTTAAATTATCATCGCGTCCATAATACTTCAATAATGTATTTAATAATAGATTGTTCTGAGTTGCATATTGTGTATTATTCATTGTATATATATATGCATTGTGTCCCGGAGCTTTAAATACTTATTATTCCTCACCTTTAATATTACTGTCTTTTGGTCGTAAAAATTCGGCTTGTACTTGCAAATCGTCCAAATAATTATGGTCTGATAAAAAAGGATTGATACTTGTTTGTATTATCATATGCCTTTGACTAAGGCGTTCACTATTCAATTCACGATCATTCTGTCGTCGCTCTTCTATTTTTTCACCCAATGGTAAAGTATTTTCTTGTATCTGAGCTTTCTTATTTGTTTCTCGGAGAGATTTCTTCATTATTCCTCCATTTCCCCATACCCAATAAATATATTTTTGAGACATATAAAAATTGATATATTTATTTTTTTTTAATCAATCTCATTTGTTTTGTGAATAAATTTATCCACGTAAAATTTCTGCTAATCTGGCGTTCATTTGCTCTTGATAAGTATCATAAGGGGTTGGGTCACTTGAACCTTTGACCCATTTAATTTTATTATCCGTAGCTAACTCTAATATATATTCTGGCGTCCATCTTGGGTCACCTTGTGTATTTAACATATCCATCATTTTTTCTTTAGTATTACAATTAACAATATTCATAGTTAATAATTGCATATGAAATATTACTCTAAGTTTATGTAAGGTTTTTTCTTCAATAGTAGCCCAATCTGGTTGAGACATGTTTGATTGAGACATTGTTTGAGACATTGGTTGAGACATTATTGAGATTAACAACATTTGTCTAGTCTATAATTCATTCAATTTTATTAATCTCATTTGTTTTGTGAATAAAAATTTATCATCATTTAAACATCTTCTCTCCAAATTACATTTTAAACAACAAATAACCACGTTGTCATTAGTATGACCCATATCATTATTCAATCTATCCAGTGTCCATTGTATAGGTTCCCTGCTATTTTCGTATAAAAGAAGAACTTTTTTTTTACAATAATAACATTTCAACTTCGATATCACCAATTTTTCAAATAATTGAGATTCATCAATAAACTCAGCAGAATACTTATTTTTTTTCGTATCTTGATGCTTGTAGCTATTTAATTTTCTAAGTATTTCACGCTTTGCACATACAGAACCTGTAAATGTTTGACCCAGATATAGCTGATTTATAATAGGAATATGATTATCCATATTTAACAAATAATCCTTATTATCCCATTTTTTAACAATTTTTCGTTCTTGTTTTTTAATTGTCTTGATAATAATTTTTTTATGCATATATATTAATGACGCCAGATAATAATTATTCGCAAAATATCGTAAATCTTCATAATGAAAAACAAAAACAAATAAAGGTTGATATTAAAAAAACAGTTGTTGGGTTTATTTTGTATTTTATTATTTTTGTTATTTTAATTCCTCTTATATTGTTTAAAAGTCAAATGTATGGTATTTTGGAAGCATATATGCCGAATGTAGATCTTATAGCAACTGTAATTTCTTGGCATGGGGGTCCTTTAAAAATATGGGATCATTTATACCCACCGTCGGCCGTAACTATATATGGGTTTTCTTCACAAACTATAATTAATTACCTGTCATTATTAGGCCTTACATATATTATAACTCGTGAAACAAAGCGTACTGGTAGTATAGCGAGAGGATGGTCAATGGCATTTATTATGTTATTAATGACATATCTTCTGCCGGGACAATTTATATCATGGACCATGGACAAAACCAAAAACTTAATATCAAATTATTTCAAATTAAATTTCATCACCACCGATTCAATTGTTGTAGTTCTGGGCTTTTTTCTTGTCGCAACAATCATCACGAGCGAAGCATATATTCTTCATAATTCCAAAAAAAACCTTGAACACATGGCTAAAAAAATAATGAATATTCCTAACTTTGTTAAAAAAATAATATAAACTGATCTCTTTATATTAATATATCAATGAGTGAAGAATGTCAAGAGCTTAAAAATATAAAATACCAAACAATGCTTTTAAATAATAATTCTAAGATTGTTTCAACTAAAGCAAACACTGATAATTTGGATGAGTTTTTAAAAAAAGAAAAAGCTCAAAATAAAAATAAACCTTGGAGCAAATTAGGTCGTTCAACAAAACTTAAAAAAATAAACCATTTTGTAACACATTTTGCAACTGAGAACAAATTAACAACTCCTGATAAAAAAAGATTACACACATATCTTAATGACTCTCTGGATAGAAAAAAACTACAACGTGTTAAAGATGTAAATTATGATGTTAAAACAGGTCGTATTAAAGCCATTCCTGGGTTGACATTTAATAAGATCAAACAAAAGTTTACCCTACGCCGTGTAGATAAAAAAAAATCAACATTAAAAGGGTTGGCACCAAAGCGAAAGAAAAATAAAATTGATATAAAAGAAAACTTATAAAATAAGAGTAATATACAATGAATGAATTACCTTCTTTGACAAATATTATTCATTCTTTATCTGTTCCAAAACAAATTCAAGAAACCGATATAGACGAGCTAAGAGAAAGTGTTTATTTAATTATAGATGACTTTATCAGCAATAATATTGTGGAATATCGCTATAAAGATTTCACACACAGACTATTTGAACATACATATCATATATTAGAAGTACTCCACGATAACACAAATTTCCTTATCGAATTGAATTTATCAGAATTAATCGATGAAGGTATTTACAGTTATTTTGAATTTTATGGTGTAAAACGCTCTGAAACAACTAAAATCACAACACCCAAAAATAAAAGACCTTATTCACAGATATTGAAAAATATTAAGAAAAAAGATACTCATGAACAAGGTACTATTGAATGGTATCAATTTCGATGGAATCATATTACAGCGAGTAGTGCTTGGAAAGCCTTAGAACAAGAATCTACAAAAAATCAAATTATATTGGATAAATGCAAACCTATTAATACTGCAAAATATTCCAGGGTAAATATTACATCAGCAATGCACCACGGTCATAAATTTGAACCTCTATCTGTATTGATTTATGAGGATTTATATGATACTAAAATAGGTGAATATGGGTGTATAGAAAATGATGATCACCCTCATCTTGCAGCATCCCCAGATGGTATTAATATAAAATTAGATAATCCGCGATATGGAAGGGCTCTAGAGATTAAAAACCCAACAACGAGAGAGATATGCGGTATTCCAAAAAAAGAATACTGGGTTCAAATGCAGATGCAAATGGAATGTTTAAATTTGGATGAATGTGATTTTCTTGAAACATCATTTAAAGAGTATAAAACCGAAGAGGAGTTTTTGAAAGATGGCAAATTCAATACAACAAAAGATGGGAAAAGAAAAGGGATTATTCTATGTTTTAATGATGGTACAAAACCAATATATGAGTATGTGCCATTGAACATCAATACATATGTTGAATACGAAACTTGGAGAGATAATATTATAGACGCACATTCTAATTTATCATGGATTAAAGATACATATTGGTATTTGGAAACAATTTCCTGTGTGTTAGTACGTAGAAATAAATTATGGTTTAATGCTATAAAACATAAATTAAAAGAAGTATGGGATATTATTTTAAAAGAACGAGAAGATGGTTATGAACATAGAAGACCAAAAAAACGCGCTAAGAAAGGACCTAAATTAGCAATTACGACCCCGCCACTTAAACCTAAAATAGCACCGAACACTGCGAATTTTAAAATTGATACTCAAACATTGAAATCAGTTGCTTTAGAAATTTAAAGTTTGCCGCAATAATAATTTATTCTATTGCAATGTTCTCGGGGAGGAACAATTGGTGCGTGATCACAATGTCTTAACTTATACAATCCTCCACACATATCAGAGGGCATGGTCAAACCATTACAGGGCGAGTCCCAATATCTTTTATTATTAGTAATTTGTGCGTAGGAACCAACAGCAAACGACGGATATAATGTATATGCTCTTTGCATATCTAAATCAGATAAGCCAGGGTTATTTTTCATTTGATATGTTGGATATAATAAACCTTTTGTATCACTATCAGGATATACACCCGGTGTTAAATTTAAAAATCCTTCTTTTTTATTTAGAATAATAGAGATGCCTAAAACAACTAATACGGCTATCATTACCTTTAAACATAAATCTTTCTTCATATATAGATAACAAATATATTAATTTCTTTGTTTATTATATAATGAGTTCAACAGAGAGCAAAGAGACCAAAGAAGATCGGGATGCCTGGAAAGACGAGGAAGTAGAAAACTGGGTCGATCCAAGAGGAAGATCACAAGGTACTTACAGAGAACTTGTAGACCAGGTAGTGAAAGCGCATGATGACCTGAAGGACGCGCATAATCCATATGGGGGTGACCGTCGTGGAGGAACAATTCAAAGAGCCGCAGAGGCAGCCGAGAGATTGCACGATTTGGCGCATGCACACGAAAAAAAAATGATACAACAGAACAGACTCACAGAAATTCAACGAAAAAAAGGCCAATGGCACCATAAACCCCAATGGTGGAATTTCCTTGGAAACCGAAAAATTCATAATCCAAGAGACGACACAAAAGCAAAACCTTTACACTTGAGAGGTGGTAAAAAGAAACGTAAAACCAAACGAAAGAAAACCAAGCGAAAGAAACGAAAAACCAAACGAAGAAAGAAAACAAGAAAACACAAAAGAAGAAAAAGAAGAAAAACTCGTAAGAGATAATTTTATAAGTATTGTAAAATATAATATTTATAGACTCCTTATTTAAATCTAACCGAATATAGATAAAATATTTTGTTTATATATATATATATGGAATCTAAAACACCAACTATACCGATGGCAACTCAAGTTGTAGCTCGACCCCAAGGTCATCTCGCGGTTCCTCTTGTTCCAACATTAACTGCTCAACCGTACAAACCGCCACCCGAAGCAAAAGAAGAACGTCCAGGAGAAGGATCATTTAAGGCCAAGTGGAGTAACCCCTACCTACCGTACTTCTCCGTGGATAATTATCCAGATGATGATGATGATAGTTTTAGAGCACCAGAGCACCGACAAGCTCATCTCACCGCTTTGAAGGAACTTCAATCGGAAAATCCAGGTTTTGAAATTTCACCAAAAGATGAACATGGTGTGTCCAATTATTTCAATCCAGGGTGGTTTAGTGGAAAAGTCCCCAAAAAGAAGGCCTATGATGATGTCATGGGAAAGTTTAGAGCATTACAGGATACCGATCACCCTATGATTAAAAGAAAAATAAATGCAGCGTTGACGATTTCGAGATTTAGACGAGGGAAGAAAGCACGAGAACAGATTAAAAAAAAGAAACTGCAACAACAAAAAACAGCAAAAATAACAAAACAAGTGGACAAACTACTACCTCATCTTGATTATGCTGGGGGCAAAAGCATAACAAAGCGTCGTAAAAAGAGAAAGAAAAAACGAAGAAAGAAAACAAGAAAACACAAAAGAAGAAAAAGAAGAAAAACTCGTAAGAGATAATTTTATAAGTATTGTAAAATATAATATTTATAGAATCATTATTTAAAATTTAGCTGATATACAAGAATACGAAATGAATACTGAAGATTGTGTGATTAAACGAAATGGACAAAAAGAAAATATTTCTTTTGATAAAATCCTTACTCGTGTGAAAAAATTAGGTGGTAATGATTTATCTGTAAACTACACCTCACTTGTTCAAAAAATTATTGATCGCTTATATGACGAGATTCCAACTACACAAATTGACGAATTAACAGCACAGCAGTGCGCATCGCTTATCACAACGCACGGCGATTACGGTGAGTTAGCAAGCAGAATTCTTGTATCCAATCATCACAAAAATACACCAAAAACCTTCCACGAAACAATGTCAAAATTATATCATTTTAAAGACATTAATAATGAGCAATACCCACTTATTTCTAATGAATTATGGAATATCGTAGATAATAATAAAGATTTATTGGAAGATATTATAGATTATGATCGAGACTATTTAATCGATTATTTCGGATTTAAAACATTGGAAAGAGCCTATTTAATGCGTATCAATAAAAAAATAGTAGAAAGACCGCAACATATGTGGCTAAGAGTTGCATTGGGTATTTGGGGTAATAATTTTACGAAAGTTAAAACTACCTATGATGCAATGAGTCAAAAATATTTCACACACGCAACACCAACATTATTTAATGCAGGTACTCCCAGAAGTCAGCTTTCTTCGTGTTATTTATTATCTATGAAAGATGACAGTATTTCTGGTATTTATGAGACTCTATCCGATTGTGCGAAAATTAGTAAGTGGGCTGGTGGAATTGGTTTACATATTCACAATATTCGGGCTTCTGGTAGTCATATCCGGGGCACAAATGGCACAAGCAATGGTATTGTTCCAATGCTGAGATGTTATAATAATACAGCACGGTATGTAGATCAAGGTGGAGGAAAAAGGAACGGTTCGTTTGCTATTTATTTAGAACCATGGCATGGAGATATAATGGCGTTTTTAGATATGAAGAAGAATCATGGAGACGAAGAACAGCGTGCAAGGGACTTATTTTATGCATTATGGATTCCTGATGAATTCATGAGACGCGTTAAAAATGATGAAATGTGGACATTAATGTGTCCTGACCAATGCAAAGGTCTGAGCGATACATATGGAGAAGATTTTGATATTTTATATAAACATTATGAAAAAGAAGGTAAAGGTTTGCGACAAGTCAAAGCAAGAAAAGTATGGTTTAAAATTCTTGATTCGCAAATGGAAACCGGAACACCATACATGTTATATAAAGATGCCTGTAATAAAAAAAGCAATCAGCAAAATCTTGGTACCATAAAAAGTTCAAATTTATGCACTGAAATCATAGAATACTCTAATGCCGACCAAACGGCAGTTTGTAATTTGGCCAGCATTGGTCTACCTAAATTTATTAAAAAGAAAGAAACTGGTTGGAATTCTGTAAAAATATATACCAAGTCTGGATGTATTTACTGTAAAATGGCAAAAAATATGTTAGATAAAAATAATATTAACTATAAAGTTTTAAATGTTGTTCCTGAAGAGATGGATAGTTTTAAACATCTCTTTAAATGCACATATAATATTGAGGTTTCCACCTTTCCTCAAGTGATAGTCAATGAACAATATTTGGGGGATTATAGTGAATTAGTTACACATTTGCGTTCAGAATTCGATTATGAAAAGCTACACGAAATTACAAAAATCATAACAGATAATTTGAATCGAGTTATTGATGTGAATTTTTACCCTACGGAAAAAACTAGGCGTTCAAACATGCTTCACCGTCCAATCGGTATCGGAGTTCAAGGATTGGCTGATACTCTTGCATTAATGGATATTCCTTTTCATTCGGACTTAGCTAAAGAAATTAATATTAAAATATTTGAAACAATTTATCACGCCGCATTAGAAAAAAGCAATGAAATCGCCAAAGAACGCGCTGTAGATATTAATTATATTCATGCTCAAATGACAAAATTTGATAATATAAAAGCAATGCAAGATTCACACGAAATCTTCGGCACCAAAGATATATTAAATGCCACAAATAATACAATACTTACTGTAGATCACACCGCCCTCAGTCTGGCTGAAAAAACTCAGCTTAAAAAAGCCGAACTAGTGCAATGCCATAATCATCCAAATCTAGCAGGAGCATATAGTAGTTTTCATGGTAGTCCAGCTGCATTAGGCACTCTCCAGTTTGATATGTGGGATGTTAAACCCAGTGATAGATATGATTGGGATAACCTTAAACAAAATATTATTCGGCATGGTTTAAGAAATTCATTATTAATTGCACCAATGCCAACAGCTTCAACGAGTCAAATTTTGGGAAACAATGAATGTTTTGAGCCTTTTACCAGTAATATTTATGTTCGACGTACCATTGCAGGTGAATTTGTTATAGTAAATAAACATTTGATGAGTGAATTAATTGCGCTGGGGAAATGGAATGATGAGATTAAAAATGGTATTATTGCCAATGGTGGTTCAATTCAACAATTAGATTTACCAAAACCAATTAAAGAAAAATATAAAATCGTATGGGAAATTCCTATGAAACATGTATTGGAGATGGCCAAAGATAGAGGTGCGTATATTTGCCAAAGTCAAAGTACCAATTTGTGGATGAAAGATCCTGACTATAAGAAATTAACAGCAATGCATATGTTCGCTTGGGGATGTGGTTTAAAAACAGGTATTTATTACTTAAGAACAAAAGCTAAAGCTGCTCCTCAACAATTCACTATTGAACCACCATCAAATCCAACTAACACTACAGTTGAAGAAGAAGAAGACTGTTTAATGTGTGGTGCCTAAAATATTAATATTTATAAATATACATATTAATATGTCGAGGAAAACAATGAAAAAAGAAATTATATCACAAAAAACTTTAAACGATGAGAAAAGTGCATTGGGTCAAATTGATTTTTCTATAGCCAAGAAATTCAAGAAAATTCTTGAAAATCTCACAGAGATTAATATTTTGATTAAAAAAAGAAAAAATAAAGATGATAGAGAAACTTTAGTGGATTTAATAGCACAGAAGGCATTACTACAATCCCAATTAAAAGATTGGGATAAAGCAGGAAGACCAACAGATAAAAAGGGTTTTCAAGAATTTCTTCAGGAAGGGTGTTTTCAAGACGAAATGAGGCTACCACATACAGGAGACATAACTTTCAAGAATTGTATCTTAAAAGGGTTGCGCTTTCGTCCTAGTATATCAGATATAAGAAAAATTAAAAACAGTATACCACTTTTAATTGCTGGTGACTATCGTATCATAGTAATAAATGGTCACGGTGCAATCGAAGGAAATGTTAAAATACAAACACGCCGTAAAAGTATTAAAGTTAGTAGGGGGAAGACAAGACCATTGATGATTAACCAAATGCCAAATGGTTGCTGGTATTTTGCACAGGCTTTTCCTGGTTCATCAACACTAATGTGTGATAAAGTTGATACGGCGCAATTCGAAAATATGAATAACCCAACCAAACGCGATGAATTTGTTTCAAGACTGTTTACAGAAGGCGCATCGCATACCTTTATATCAGGAAAAACTCACCAAGAATCTGATACGGCTATGGTAGGAATACCCCAAATGCCTTTTCACAACAAAGCTTGGGATTTTGGCGATTCAGAATGGAAAGAAAGAAAAACAATAATGGGTATATATGATTTTACAGACCCTGAATTAAATTTACAGAAAGATCTTACTAGGCGCAAGGATTCCGATGGTTTTTATATTTATCATAAACATCCAGAATCTCAAGACCCGTCACACTTCGCCCCTTCCGATAAATTAAGAAATCATTTGCATATGAGTGATGACGCAAATGAAGGGGCATTCCATGATGTGAGGAAAAAAAAGGTGAAGGAAATATACAAGGCATTCGTAAAAAAAAACAATCGCAAACCTGTAAAAGGTAACGATAATATTGAGGGTCAGTTTACATATAGTCTAGATGGTATCACACAAACATATCCATTAGATCACGGCGCCGCAGATGACAAATTTAAACGAGTGTATAGACACAGGATATTTGCTGCGGATTGGACTGCTGTTCGACGAGATGAAGGTGGTAATATATATGACCCCATGGCAAAAGGGTCTGATGGTGTATCTATTAGACAAAGAATGATAGATGCAATGAAAAAAAAAGGTGATATTAATTTAACCGATGTTCTAACATGGTTTGACCCTAATGCCCATGGAGCAGTTGACCGTCGTAAAGTTATATTCGTGGATTGGTCTTGTCAACCAATATCTATTCGCGTTAGTGTCAATGGGGGTAATTATTCAGTTGCGAATTTTGATCGCTTACCTTCTGATTATAATAAAGGTGACAGTGAAGGAGATTTAATAGCCTTACAAGCCTGTCGAAATGGGTTCGAAAAAATGGCAAGGAAGTTAAATATGAATTTTAATAGAGTTCAAAGTATATTTACAGAAAAAAATACAGGACAAACAAGTATTATAAGACAAGCAGAAATGCCTCCACCGAAAGATTTAAGTAGACCCTCCTTACCATCACTATCTCCATTTACTGCACAGGTAGACGCCGACCCGGTGTATACTACCGGGGTAGGAGCTTTGGCAGGACCTACGGTGCGTGATGCAATGGATATTGAGGGTGGGCGTAGAAAGAAAACACGAAGAAAACGAAGAAAACGAAGAAGAAAAACAAGAAGAAGAAAAACAAGAAGAAAAACCAAAAGAAAATAATTTTCTCTCCATCTTTCTAAATGAGATATTATATTCCCGATAATATATTATCTATTGCACATAGAGGATATTCGTCAAAATATAAAGATAACAGTTGGTCAGCTTTTAAGAATGTAAAGAAAAAGGGTTTTGATATGATAGAAATTGATATACAATTATGTAAAAGTGGCGAAATCATTATTTATCATGATAAATTTTTAAAAAACAAGCAAATATCAACCCTCACCCTAGCAGAAATAAAAAAAAAGAAAAAATCAATTATTACATTACAAGAAT